CTCTTCAATCTAGATTTAATGATTTGGAGAATGATCACCTTTATATAATGCGTGAAATGCAAGAACTATATAATTTGGTTGGTAGAATGAACTCTAGTGAGAATCATTGACATCAATCCAATGATATGGTATTATACAAACATCATCTTTTAAAAGAATGGCACTCTCCAAAAACACACTTGAACATTTGTGTGATGCAGAATCTCATATGAGAGCAGCAATCAAATCTGCTGCTATGAATGAGAAACCTATGGTAGTTAAACAGTTGTCAGAAATACTTATGAGTATGGAGCAATGTAAAAAGTTTGACGAAATTATGGATATGCTAGACAGTAGAGATCCTGGTAGTAGTGGTCAATACGGTACATTTTTTAACGATGAAGATTAATCTTTGGTATTCAAAGAGTATGGCACAGTGGCGTTGGACACTCATAGAAGAGTGGAAGAACGGTGTCACTAAGACCGAACAACACTCTGGTCAACAACCAGACCTGAGAGATGCTATGAATGATGTAGCAAACACTGTTGAATATATGCTTGAGGATAAAAAATCATGAAGATGTGGGAAATAAAATGCAGTAGTTGTGGTAAAATGACTCCTGCAAATAAGTGTCCACAACTTATGATGGTTCCTCTTTGCAAACCATGTTGGTCTAAAAAACAATCCTTCTTAGCTCAGCGGTAGAGCGAGCGACTGTTAATCGCTTGGTCCCTGGTTCGAATCCAGGAGAGGGAGTAAGACTGCGAATGGGCGCGGCAGCGGCGGTGCTAACCACACTGCGATCTTGAGAGTTGGTTACTTTCTTTGCCCCATTACAAACTGTCAGTATGTTAGGGTTTAAAAAATGCCCCATAGCAAGCATACTGATAAGTGTAATGTTTCGGGTGATTGGCGCAGCGGTAGCGCACCTCCTTTACACGGAGATGGTCACTGGTTCGAATCCAGTATCACCCATTATAAATAAGTCGGTGAAAACTGAAGACGTATATACACCATTACAATGGATACTATTAAGATTAGGTGCCTTTCCTGTGGTAAGGAAATGGAGGGGCACCCTAGTAAGAGCATTTCCTGTGGATGTCCAAATATGGCATCAATCAGGGGTGACAAGATCTCAGCAGTTGATTTGTCATCTGTTCTTATGTTAAATTCATATAAAACTAAGAAAGAAAATGTCCTTACATCAGAGGACCTTTCTTATCAAGAACAAAGAAGGCAGCGCAAAGTGCGTAAGTTAGACTTCGAAGTTAGATAGATTTTATTTTTGTTGAAATCTTAACAAATTTTACATCAGTTGGGTAAAAACTATTATAGCTAATAAGTATCCCTAACTTAATAAAACAATGGACAAAACATCCTACGAAAATTGGGTGAAAGTCAAAGAAGCATTAGAAGAATCAGGAAATATCGAAAACTTTTATTATAAGCGAGCTTGTGCTATAGTAGGAGGACAACCCGATCCTATGGACAGCGTTGGTAATGGTTCACCGAATGAATGAGATCAAACCTGATCACTATATAACAAAGGTTGAGTGCCAAGAGATGATTGATGCAGCAATCCGCAGACACAACCGCAACGCCTCAATTATTTCTATGTGCGTTGGTTGGGTAGTTCTTGCCCTTTTTGCGGAGGGTTTGCTTCGTCTCATTGGAGTAATTGAACCTGTTTTTCCTTGGCTTAAAATCACACTTTAAATAATCATCAATGAAAATATTTTTAGACACAGCAGAAGTTCCTATTATTGCAGAAGCAGTTGCTACAGGACTAATTGACGGAATCACAACCAATCCCACCCTCATTATGAAATCCGGTAGGGATCCTGAAGAGGTCTATCAAGAGATCAAAGATCTTGGTGTTAAAGACATTAGTATGGAAGTGATGGGTGACTGGGTTGAAATGCTCCGAGAGGGTCGTCGTCTTCATAAAAAGTTTGGCAATGTTGCTACAATTAAAGTTCCTTGTACTAAAGATGGTTTGGCAGCGTGTCGCTATCTTGCCGAAGATGGTATCAGAACAAATGTCACATTGATCTTCTGTGCTGCACAGGCAATCCTAGCAGCGAAGTCGGGGGCAACATATGTTTCTCCTTTTGTAGGACGCTTAGATGACCAGTCAGTGGCAGGTTTGGAAGTAGTACGTTCTATTACAGGACTATATCAGATGCACGGTATTCGAACTCAAGTTCTGTCTGCATCTATTCGTAGTGTGCAACGTGCTGTCAGATCCTGGTATAACGGTGCTCAAATCGTAACAATGCCACCAAAAGTGTTTGAACAGATGTATGATCATATTCTTACCGACAAAGGTATGGAAATCTTTGAAAATGATTGGTCTCAAGTAAAAGCAGGAGAAGTATGAGAGTAGGAATGATCGGTCTCGGTCGTATGGGTGAGGGTATGTCTCGCCGTATGCTGAAAGCAGGTATTACCGTCTGGGGGTATCGAAGAAATTATGACAAAGCACAGGAGACATACCAAAAAGGATATGTCACCGGTGTTACAACTAATCTTGAAAGTCTTGTCAGTCAAGTAAAAAGGGTAGAGACTATCTATGGTGAAAAGTCTGGTGAAACAATTTATACAAAAGCACCAGGTATTTTTCAACTTGTTATCCCCGCAGAATTAGTAGAGGACACACTAGATGAGTTATTACCATTACTTGGTGAGGGAGATATTATTATTGATCACGGCAATAGTAACTTTAAAGATTCTCGCAGGAGAGCAGAAAGGTTGGCTAAGTTGGGTATCCAATTTATTGACTGTGGTACTAGTGGTGGTGTTTATGGTCTGGAGCGTGGATACTGTCTTATGGTTGGTGGCGGAAATACTGCAGTCTCCACTTGTGCACCTATCTTTAGGGCACTGGCACCAGGTATTACCGCTGCAGCCCGCACAGACCCACATACCAGGGCAACCAGTGCTGAGTATGGTTGGTTACACTGTGGACCACCTGGTGCAGGACACTTTGTCAAAATGGTCCACAATGGTGTTGAATATGGTATAATGCAGGCATATGCCGAAGGATTCAATATTTTACAACACGCCGATCTTGGTAGTAAGTATGTAAGAGAAGGTGATGCTGAGGTTGCTCCAATGGATAACCCTAGGGACTATCAATATGATATTGACTGTGTTGAAGTTGCTGAGTTATGGCGTCGTGGTAGCGTTGTTGGTAGTTGGTTACTTGACCTTACCGCTGATGTACTACGGCATGATCATGACCTTAGCAAGTTCGATGGGGGAGTATCAGACTCTGGTGAAGGTCGTTGGACTCTCCACGCTGCTGTGGATCTTGGTGTACCCACACCTGTTATCTCTGCCGCACTATTTGAACGGTTTAATTCTCGCAGACTGGGAGAATTCGGAAACAAAATCCTAAATGGTATGAGGTATATGTTCGGAGGTCACAATGTTAGGTGAGGCATTACTTTGGATTTCAATCCCATTTGTATTGACAACAATATTCTTTGCAATATATAAAGGAGAAACAGTCTATTATGAATCCGATGCCTATGACGGCGATGGAACTGCCCACAAAGTATTAAAATAGTATGGAAGATTTGATTAATGAAAGCAAACGTATCGTTATCTTTGGCGCTACTGGAGATCTTGCAAAAAGAAAACTAGTCCCTGCACTCTTTGAACTTTGGAGGAAAGACCTTCTTCCAAAAGATCTTTTGATTGTTGGTGCTTCTCGTAGGGAAATATCCAAACAATGTTGGTTAGAAACTCTTGGAGATTATCCAGAAGATTTTACAGATTGGTTAGATTTTGTTTCTTGTGACCTGGCGTGTCCAGAAAGTTTGATGAAACTGCACGATGATAGTGCAGACACAACATACTTTTTATCTGTGCCACCAAGCACATATGCCGATGCAATCACAAACCTCAAGAAAGGAGGATTTTTAGATGACGCAGAAAGATCCCGTGTGGTTATTGAAAAACCCTTTGGGTACAATTATAAATCTGCTGATAATTTACAGTCAGTGGTTAACAGACATTTACGCGAAAAGCAAGTCTATCGCATTGATCATTATCTCGGCAAAGATACTGTTAATAACATCCTTGCCACCCGCTTTAGCAATATTTTACTGGAACCACTTTGGAACAGGAACTACATAGAGGAAGTTCAAATCTTCGCAACAGAAACTTTAGGTTGTGAAGGACGTTCTCAATACTATGATGGTTCTGGTGTAGTCAGAGATATGTTGCAGAACCATATGCTACAGGTTCTGGCATTGATTGCTATGGAACCGCCTTGCCGAAATAATGCGACTGAGATTCGTAGAGAAAAGACAAAAGTTCTCTCTGCCACTAGACTTGGAAATAAATTTATTACTGGTCAGTATGAAGGTTATCGTGAGGAGCAAGGTGTAGGTCCAGAATCAATGACTGCTACCTTTGTTGCTGGTGATCTATATGTTGATAACTGGCGTTGGGAAGGAGTTCCTTTTTACTTTATGAGTGGAAAGAAGATGCCTTATCAATGTGTTGAGGTTGTCGTTAAACTCAAAGCACCGCCACAACAATTGTTTGAAGGTCATGAATATAATGATCGCATTGTAATGAGATTACAACCACATCCACACCTTGATATTCGTATTGATATGAAGGCACCTGGATTTAAGAATGATGTAGAAACAGCAACTCTTACGCACCGATATCCTGATTGGTTGGGTGTTGATGGATATGAAAAACTTCTGTACGATGCTCTACATAATGATCAATCACACTTTGTCCACTCTGAAGAGGTCCTAGAGTCTTGGAGAATTGTTGATGATCTATTGTGTGTAGGTGATGCTTGCCCTGTCAGAACATCACCATACATTCATAAGGAAGGTTTGTGGGGACCGGTTCATAAAACAGATTTTATTACTGATTGGGATTATCCGGCATAATGACTTTCGTTCAATTATTTGTTAGGAATACAATGGAGAATCCTATCT